GATGTCGAGAAGCGCGACACCACGAAAGACGGCGACCGGGGCTGTCTCGCGCGCTTCGCGGCGTTCATCCCGCCCAAGCGCAAGCAGCCGCTGGGCGACTGGCCGATTGAGCAGTTGAGCATCGATGACGTGATCGCGTTTCGCACCAGCGCGCCGATGCGCGCGCTGCAGGGGTCGTCGTGGAATAAATATCGCGACCTCATCGTGGGACTGCTGCGCTTCGCGAAAGCCGAAGGCGCGTGTGCGCGCGACGTGTTCGCCGACGCCGACGAGAAGCGGCAGTCGCTGCTCGGGCGCGGCAAGTCGAACCGTCGCACGCAGCGCGTCAGTGAGGACCTCGAAGCGCGCCTCTTGGCGGCGGCCGGTCGCGCGTTCGGCGAGCTGACGGCGACACGCCTGCAGGCGATCATCGTCGCCGCCATCGAGACGGGTATGCGGCGGGGCGAGCTGCTCGCGCTGCTCTGGCGCGATGTGAACTGGGACGGGGGCTACATCATCGTGCGCGCTGAAGAAGTCGGCGCGTCGAAGACGGGCACGCAGCGCAAGGTGCCCTTGTCGGAGCGTCTGCGCGACGAGCTGCTGGCGCTGCGCACCGACCCGACCGGCGCGCAGTTCGGCGCGGCGTCGTACGTCTTCGGGAACGCGATCGGCGAGAAGCTGACGACCATCCGCAAAGCGTGGCACACCGCCGTGCTGCGCGCGCACGGCCATGCGGTCGAATGGACGAAGACGGGGGGCCTGTCGCCCGCGTGCAGCGCGCAGCTCGACCGCATCGATCTGCACTTCCACGATCTGCGGCACGAAGCAGGCTGTCGGTGGCTGGAGTCGAAGCACTTCAACCTCGAAGAAATCCGGCAGATGTATGGACACACGACCGTGGCGCAGACCGCGCACTATCTGCACGCTGAAGCGTCGTCGGCGCTGTCGGCCATGCAGCGCTACGACGCGGCGCGACGACGCCAGCGCGACGAGGCGCAGCGCGCCACGGGGACCACGAATCAGACTGAAACCGGTCTGGCGACCAGCAAAACGACAGCAAAACGACAGCAGCGCCAAAATGCGAGCGCGGGGCCGCGTCTCGTCAAGGGGCGTAAGTGCTGATGTGTGATAGAGTTCCCGTCAGCGCGCGCCCGTAGCTCAGCGGATAGAGCACCCGCCTCCTAACGGGTGCTCTATCGTTTCGCGTCGTCCTCCTACGTCCCTACCCGGTCAAAACATTAGCAATTCGTCACCGCACGTTCGGCGCTGTCCCGGCGCGTCCCGGCGGGATCTGGCTGGCGACCAGCAAAACGACAGCAAAATGCCCGACCGGCCCCAGATGCCACGCGCGACGCGCTCAGCGACGCTGTGGGGCGACTTCTCGACGTGGGGCGGGACTTCTCCCGCCAGCCAGCCAGCCACGCCAGAACGCCAGCCAGCCCGCCATCGCGCCAGATGGCTCGACACGCCTGTCAGAATGGCGCTGGGCGCACGTTCGACCAGCCACCCGACGCGCTGACCACCAGCCACCGCGCGCGCTCCAGAGGCGCTGTGAACGTCATCGACCGATACGCCGACGCTGTGGTCGTAGGGCGCCTGCCCGCTGGCGTCTACCATCGACGGGCGTGCGAGCGCCATCAGCGTGATCGCGCCCGCGAGAACACGCGCGCGTTCCCCTACGTGTTCGACCTCGCGCGCGCGGAGCGGTTCTTTCGCTTCGCGTCGAACCTGCGGCACTACAAGGGCCAGTGGGCGGGGCAACTGATCGAGTTGCAGCGCCATCAGCAGTTCCGGCTCGGCTCGCTCTTCGCGTGGGTGCATCGCACGACGGGGCTGCGCCGCTTCCGCGTGTCCTACGACGAGCTGCCGCGCAAGAACGGGAAGACGTTAGAGCGCGCCATCGTCGCCCTCTACGCGACATTTTTTGACGGCGAACCTGGGGCCGAGGGCTACTGCATCGCGACGAAGCGCGAGCAGGCGAAGATCGTCTTCAACGACTGCAAGCGACTCGTTCAAAGCTCGGGCCTGCGCTCGCGCATCTCGGTGCTGGTCGCCAACCTGCACCGCGATCAAACCGCATCGAAGCTGGAACCGCTGGGCGCTGACCGCGACTCGACCGATGGCCTCAACCCGCACGTCGTCACCATCGATGAAGCGCACGCGATGAAACATCGCGGGCTGATCGACGTGATGGAGACGGCGACCGGCGCACGGCAGCAGCCCCTGATTAGCTGGATCACCACGGCGGGCACCGACCCGTTCAGCCCCTGCGGCGAGCAGCACGACTACGCCTGCAAGGTGCTCGACGGCGTCATCACCGACGAGCAGCTCTTCGCGTTCATCGCGCACGCCGATGTCGATGACGATCCGTGGGCCGAGACGACGTGGAAGAAAGCGAACCCCAATTTCGGCGTGTCGGTGCTGCCCGACGATCTGCGCGCGCTCGCCAACAAAGCGAAGAACATGCCCCCGGCTGCGGCGGCCTTCAAGCAGAAGCGGCTGAACATCTGGGTGCATACGCTGACGCCGTGGCTGTCCCTCGAGGGTTGGCGACGCGGGCAAACGACGGCGTGGGCGCTCGATGACATGCGCGGCGAGGCGTGCTTCATCGGCATCGACCTGTCATCGAAGATCGACCTCACCGCCGTGGTGCTGGTGTTCCCGCCGACCGACACGCGCCTGTCGTGGCGTCTCGTCCCGTGGTGCCTGACGCCGGAAGACACGCTCGATGATCGAGCGCATCGCGACCGCGCGCCGTATCGGAGCTGGCTGGCGCTGACGAAGCTCGGACGCACGCTGCGAACGTGCCCCGGCAACCGCATCGATCAGGCGCTGGTGCGCGACATGGTGCGCGACGCCTCCGAGAAGTTCGATGTGCAGGAGATCGGCGTGGACCCGTGGAACGCGGGCAACCTGATGGCTGACTTGCACGACGACGGCTTCCGCGTGGTCGAAGTGCCGCAGAACCTGGCTCAGATGTCGGGGCCGTCGAAAGATTTCGAGGCCGATGTGCTCGACGGACTGGTGGACGCGGGCGACGATCAGTTGATGCAGTGGTGCGTGTCGAACGTCGTCGTGCAGCGCGACAACAAAGACAACATCTACCCGACGAAGAAGCGCAGCCGGGGGCGCATCGACCCCGTCATCGCCGCGCTGCTCGGGCGCAAGCTCGCGGGCGCGAGTCGCGACGCCCCGGCCGCCGAGGATCCCGTGCTGGTGGTCGCATGAAGAAGCCCCGCTACCGGCCCGTCGCGAACGATGTGTGGTTCCGCGCGCCGACGTGGGTCGCCTGCTGCGACTGCGGGCTGGTGCATCGCGTCGAGTATCGGATGAAGCGCGGCGCCGTGCAGTTGCGCGTGCAGCGCGACGCACGCAAGACCGCTGCGACGCGCCGACAGATGCGAGCGCGCCAGCAGAAATCCTGAACTCTCGGGTATACGACCCCGGGGGGCGTGTGCTCTACTCTCGGCCATGCCCCCAACCTTCGCCGTCTCGGAAGGTCTGTACGTCTGGACGATCACCCTGCTCGGCGGCGAAGTGCGGACGTGCATCGGCTCATCGCTGGCGACGCTGATCAATGGCTCGCTGCCCGTGATCAGCGCCGTGCGTGGCGCTGCGTTCGACCCCGCCGCTGTGCCCGCCCCCGTCGTAACCTCACTGACGCCCGCGACCGCAGTCGTCGGCGCGCCGAACTTCACGCTATCGGTCAAGGGGACCGGCTTCGTCCCCGGGAGCCGGATCGTCTTCAACGGCTTCGAAGAGCCGACGACGTACGTGTCGGCCACCGAGTTGACGACGGGTGTGAACATGGCCGTGTGGACGGCACCCTCGGCCCCGCTGCCTGTCGCCGTGCGCGCGCTCGACGGCGAGATGTCGAACGCGATGAACTTCACGTTTACGGCAACAGAGTGAGCAAGGACGACGCGCCGAAGAAGCCCGGGCGGAAGCCGCTCGACCCGCGCGATCCCTCGGTGCCCGTCTGCTTCAAGATCCCCGGCCGCCAGTACGACGCCCTCTATCAGCGGGCGCAGCAGCAAGGCACCAGCATCAGTGATGTCATCCGCGACCGGCTGCGACGGCGCGGAGCGGCTGACGACGACGATTAGAAATTGAAATTACCCGCCTGCTGTGACCTGACCTGACACTCGGTCGTGCTGTGGGGCTGGTCGCGGCGATTGCTCGGCGCGCCGCCCGCACTGTTACAGACCGTCATCGTCAACCTGAAAGACGACCCGAACGTGGCGCTGCATGGCGTCCTCTTCGACTGGCGCGGGCGCTGGTGCATCTTGCGACAGGCGTCGATGTTGAAAGCTGGCGAGCCACCGACCCCGGTCGATGGTGAGCTGCTGGTGCCCGCCAGCAACATCTCGTTCCTGCAATCTGGCCTGCGTGAGTGAGGTAGCAGCATGCTGACGGTGACTCTGCTCGTCCTGCTCGCTGCGTTCGTCCTCGTCTGCATGGCGGCGATGAACAAAGCCCCGCTCTGGGGCGCGGTGCTGCTGCTCGTCGTCGCGCAGTTGCTGCAGTTCTTCCCACGCTAATGGCGATTGTCCGCACGTTCGGCGCGCTGCAGGCCATCTCACCCTCGACGCGCCTCGCCGTCGTCTCGACCAATCAAAACACCGTGCCGTACTCGTACGCCCACGGCGAAGAGTACGCCGCCATCTATGCGTCGCAGCCGAGCGTGCGCAAGTGCGTCGATTTCCTCGCGCGCAACATCGCGCAGCTCGGCCTGCATGTCTTTCGGCGCATCGATGACACCGATCGGGTGCGACTCACCGACCACGACCTCGCGCGCTGGCTCGGCAATCCGAACCCCTACACGACGACCTACCGCTTGATCGAGGGCATGGTCGGCGACCTGGCTTTGTACTTCAATGCGTATTGGTTGAAGCTGCGGATCGAAGACCCGACACCGCGCATCGGGCTGGTCCGCATTCCCCCGCCCGAGATGCGCGTCGAGGGCGGGCTGCTGCCGTCGCGCTTCATCTGGTGCAAGGGCACGGAGGAAGTTCCGCTCGCGCCGACGGAGGTCGTCTACTTCAACGGCTACAACCCGCAGGACCCCTTGATGGGGCTGTCGCCCATCGAGACGCTGCGACGCCAGCTCGCCGAAGACGTATCCGCGCAGGAGAGTCGTGCCGACTTCTGGCGACGAGGCGCGCGCTTCGGCGGCATCATCGAACGACCGGCCGCTGCACCACGCTGGACGATCACGCAGAAAGACTCGTACGCCGAGCAGTGGCGGACGAAGTACCACGGGCCGCAGAGCGTCAATGGCACGCCCATCCTCGAAGATGGGATGCAGTACAAGCAGCTCACCGGCAGCACGTACCGCGAAGCCGAATACACCACGGCGCGCAAGCTGTCGGGCGAAGAGGCCGCGTCGCTGTGGCACATCCCGCTGCCGCTGGTCGGGTATCTCGACCACGCGAC